TATTACTTCAGAAACAAACTGTGTTGCTTCATTTATTTGTTTATCTCTATATCTTTCCAAAATATTTATTCTTATTCTATATAATTTTTTTAAATCTTCTAAGTTCATAGGATTAAATAAATTACGTTTAAATGAGATTTCAATTTTGGCAGATTGAGATAGAACAACGTTGCTTTTTTCGTCTTTTACGCTCTTTGCATTAGTATAAGTAACTTTATAATCTATATACTTATTCTTGTCTCCCTCCTCAAAAAGAGCTCTTTCTAATTCTTCTATATCAAGACCAGTATAATAAAAAATAGTTTTGAATAAAATAAATCCCCTTTTTAAAGAGTATTCTGCTCTAATAAAATTTCTTATTTTGTATATTATTTTTATTAGAGCAACGTAGCTTTCTTGCATTTTTCTTTTGTCTACAAGGTCGCTCAAATAATTAACCGAAATAGTTCCAATACGAAGAGGAAAATGGCTTTCGCTTGCTTGTGCTTTTACTTCAACGCCCGTTTTTCCCATTGCGTTAAACAATAGTAAATCAGGCCCAGGGTAATTTTCAGGGACAGGCATAGACATAGGTGATTGTGATTTGCTTCCGAATAAATCTACTTCAGTAAAAAACCCTACCACGTTTGATATGCCCCTTTTAGCCCTTCCTTGTGTAGCAGCAAATACGTTAACTGCTTCTCCAAGCATTGCTGCTTTTGCCTCTTGTGTTGATACATAATCAATTAAATTCATAAATTCTTTAGCAATAGTTTCTATGGGTTCTTTTTTTAGTTTATCGGTTTCTTCTATTAATGTTTTTTTGAGAAGTCCATATGCGCTTAATATGTCATCTGCATCTATAGCATCTAATTTCTTAAATTGCGAATTTTCTTCTACTATTAATTTTGCCATTTGCGCTCCCTTCTCTTATATTCTTAAGTTTTCTAGCTCTTTATATTCTCTATCCTTTGCTGTAGAGTCATCGTATATTTCTACCATTTCTATGGAAGTCCACCCAAATATTTCTTTGATAAGAGGGTGGGGAATATTCTTTTTTGATAATAAAGTAACCAAATAATGTCTTAAAGCGTGAGCATAAAATGGCACTTTTAAGTAGGATTCAAATTCAGAAATCCAACCTGTAACAACCCCTGGGGTTGCGGGGTCTCCATTAGCTTTTATAAATAAAGCTTTTGTATCTTTATTGTTTTCTTTCAGAATCTTTTCTCTTTCTGGAAGCCAATTATCATAATATGGCATAAATTTATCTTTTAGTATATATTTATATAAAAGTTTTCCTTGCTTTCCTCTACCTTTGGTTCTTATTTGTCTCGTGGTCTCTAGAAATAAATCTCCAAAAGCAGTTCTGTTTTCGTCAATTAAATCTATTTCAAAAGATAATAGCTCCGAAAAGCGAGCTCCACTGCATATAGCCAATGCTACCCAGCAGGCTTGCTGGTATTTTTTTTCTTTAGTTAAATATTCGAGCAAAGATTCTATTTGCTCATCTGAAAGTATTGTCTTTTCCCTTCTGCTTTCTTTTGGGGCAGGGTCAATAACTTTTAATATAACATTTCTAAAGTTAGGATATTCTTCATCATAGAATTTTTCAATAAAGTTTGAAAAAGAGGATAACGTGCTTCTTAAATTATTTATTCTTGCAGAACCAAGTTTTAATTCATCGCTTGCATACGAGAAAAAATCCAAAAATTCAAGTTTTTTTATATCTGTAAATAGTTTATTATCGTTATATTCTAAATTCCATACAAAAAATATATTTAAGTTTGATTCGTATACACCAATTGTTTTTTCGCTCGAACGTAAAGATTTTTCTTTTAGAAACTTTTTCATCAAATTTAGATTCACAGGATTTACTTTTTCAAGTGCTTCATCTGATGTAATCTTTTTACGAAATGTGTGTCTAGGCATTTTTTATTACTCCGTTCTTTATAAAATAAGTTAACCCGACCGCACAAGCATCTGATTCGTCTGTATTAGCAAATTTTAATTTTGGAAATAAGAGAAGAATTGCATCTTGAACTTCTTTTTTAGAAGCATTCCCTTTTCCGGTAACAACCTTCTTAATTGAAGATGCAGGATAATATATTTGTTCATATTCATTAAACAAATAATTTACTATCCCGTGAACTCTAAATATAACCTGTGTGCTCGCATTATATCGACTAAATCCTTGTTCAATTACTATTTTGCTTGGTGGATAGACTTTTGAGATTTTTATTAAATCATTTCCAATTATTTTGAGTTTCGCAGGAATTTCTTTTTCCTTATGTGTATCTATGGTTAGTAATTCTATGATTTTACCATCATTGGAAAATATACAAATGCCGCTTGAGTTTAAAGATAAGTCTAATCCATATACATACTTGTTTTCCATTTTTGCCTCCTTAAAAAAAGGAGCTTCTCTTTTTACAGAGAAGCTCCTTCTGGGCTATTACCTATGCTATTCTTTCTTGCCTAACTTTAAAATTGCTTCTTTAGTTGCAGCTGAATACAATTTTGCTGCTTCTATTGTTGCCTGTGCTTTTGTTTCTGTAACATCCTCTACAGTAAACATTGCAATAACAATTACAAGGATAGCGTTAATTGATTGCCATATCTCGGCTGGTACTTGTAGATAATTTAAAACAATAGTTTGTACAAGAGCTAAAACAGCAGTCCAAAATTGGCGACTTTTTAATAATTTTTCCATATTAACCTCCTGAGTTAATTTTTAATATAATATTTTGTAATTTTCTTATAGATGAAAATGCTTCATCTATAAGTATTTCCACTTCAGAATTAGATATTTTTATTTCATTCTCATCTGCAAATGAAATTGCCATTTCTTTTACAAGCTCTTTCTTTTGCTCTACTGATAAATTTTTTGTGGACTCTGTTTCGTTTATCAATTTGACATATTTTTCTATTTCATTTTTTATATTTATTTTCTTTATGCTAGTCTCAATTTTTTTAATATATATTCCGCCAAGTACTCCAATTGCGGTAACTAATAGAGTTGTTAAAGCTTGTAAAATTGAATCAAGTACAATTTCCATACTCTTTTCCTTTTTACTCTCTAAAATATCTTTTTCTTACGTTTGGTTTATATGTATCTTTTTCATATAAGCAATATTTATTTGAGCACGCAATATACTCTTCGTCCACATAAAAGATTAACCCTTTTTCTATCCTCTTTACACTTCTAGACCTTATTTGCAAAGGAAATCCACATTCAGGGCATCTTTCTCCTATTGTTTTTCTTAGTTTGCTTCCCATATAAGTTACTCTTTTTGAAGTTTAGATGCTTCCTCTAAAAGGCTTTCTCCTAATTTTTTCATTTCTTCTATTTTTTCTGGGGTTATCTCATCAAGTTCATCTATAATATCTTTTAAAATAGAGAATAGGTTTGTAAGCATGCTTCCTAAAGAATTCTTTTGGGCAATATCTTGCCTTACATCTTCTACGTTTGCGTATAACGCTTTTATAAAGTCATTATAATTTTCTATTTTAGAAATAATTAATTCCCAAAACTTTGTATCTGCATACAAGTTTTCGTATAAGCTTGTTGGCTCTATATTTGTGCATAATTGAACAATATATCCTCTTAAATTATACTCAGCGTTTAAATACCCCAGGGGGGCATTAGGAACCAATTTCTCTTCTTCCTTTGGAAAGAAGTAATCATTTATATATTTACTTATCAGGAATGCTTGCTCCTGTGGATTAATTAATTTCTTTATTTTGAATGTAATGCCATTATAAATTGCGTTATCATATTCAACTTCTTTGTACTGTAAAGATATTTTTTCTTCTTTATTATCTACATTTTCCATTTTTCACCTTTAAAAGTATATAGTGTCTCCACTTTTTAAATTTTTGTATTTTTTGTCAAATGGAATTTCTATTCCATATCCGTTAAAGTCTACACCTATTTTTTCTTCTGATACCCAAAGAACCTTTCCCTCTTTTTTTGGTTCTTCATTTTCTGGAACTAACTCTTCTTTTTCTTCTATCTTTTGCTTTTCAGGTATTGCCTTTTCAATTTTCTCTGTTTTTTCTTCCATATTCCCTCATGTTATTTATATAAATAGTGCGGGGTACTAGTACCCCGCACTATTAAATTATAATTTATCTTACGGTAACTTTTATTGTGGCTGTATATGATGGTGTAATACCAATAGACGTGGCTGTAATAGTAGTACTACCACTTGTTAAAGCAACTATTTTACCAGCTGTTGTTATTGAAGCAACTGCAGAAGCAGAACTTGTAAAAGTAACTTGAGATGGTGCCGCTAATTTGAAAGAATAATTTTGGTTTGTAACGGCGAATGCGGACACATAAGTAGTTGCCCCGACTGGAAGACTTATATCGCCACCAGCAATAACCATGTCTACAACATTATCCGCCCATGTTGTGTTTACAATATGTTCCACAACTCTAGCATAGATTGGCTGTCCGCCACACGCAGCTATCTCTTCTGGTGTTGACGGGGTATATGCCAATGCAGTTGCCTCGATTGGAGTTGTTGCAACTCCGTCTCCAGCCGTGTTAATAGTAAAAGCACCGCTTAACTGCCCTCTTGGAACAATTACTTGGACAGAACCAATTTTATTGGAAGTAATGTCCGAAGAGTTAAGCTGATAATCTAGAACTAACTTAACAATTTTTGGAACGCTGTTTGCGGGGATAGTAAATTGATTCCCAGCGGTATTGTTTTTAGCAAAATAGCGGACACAATAAGCTTGCGATTTTGGAGCATTTGTAGGAAGAGTGAAGCTTCCACTAGTACTAATAGTAACTTTATATGTTGCCCCTGTTGCTTGGTCTGTTGCCCAACCAAAAAGCGGTTTACCGCTTTCAAAAGCCAACGGGCATCCAGATACAACGCCAGAGCCAGTAGCACTTACGGTTACACCTTCTTGAGCATAATAATTTCCAGAATCGATGTCAGAACCAACTGTTGCAGCAAGCATACCCAGGTTCCACTGAGTATCCTCTATTGTGAATTTAAGTTCTCCAGTATGAAAGTATGTATATTGTAATTGATTACCTTTTCCACCACGTACTGGCGTTGACCCAAGTGTAGCTTCTATAGAATTATTGGAAAGGGTTTTTCCAATAAACACTAAATTATCTGCATCGTCATACGCATATACGTCTGGTACAGATGTAAGAAATTTGCGATAAGCCATAATTTAACCTCCTGTTTGTTTGGCGCTAAACGCCAACTTTTTCTTTTAATTTGTCTAATTCAACAGACACATCACTATATTTGTCTGTATCGTCTATATTTGACAGCCAATGTTTTATGACTGATTTATCTTTAAATTCTACAAACCCAGAAAGGGACGCAGATAGATAAATTTTATAATGTACATAATTGTCATATCTTC